GCGACGATTGGCCGGCAGACCACCGCCGTCACGGCGGACACGGTCATCCAGATCCCGGAGGTTTATGACTGCCTCACCGTGCTGTCGCAGAGCATCGCGCAATTGCCGTTCTTCGTTTATGAGGCCGGCAAGGACGACGGCCGCCGGCGTCTCGGCGATCATCCGGTGACGAGGCTGCTCGGCGAGCAGGCCAACATCACGCAAGAGGCCACGGCTTACGAGCTGCGCGCCCAGATGACATGGGACGCCGCGCTGTTCCGCAATGCGTATGCCGAAATCCGCAGGGCGCCGCGCGGGCCGCTGGTGTTCGAATTGGTGCGGCATGATCCGCTCGGCGTCGATGTGCGGATCAACCCGCGGAGCGGCGAGTATCTCTACGTCGTGAGGGATGGGGCCAATACGCGGCGGGTGCTGCCGGAAGAGATGCTGCATCTGCGGGTGACGCCGCTGATGGCGAATAATCTCTGCGGCAGATCGATGCTCGAAACCGGCTACCGCGTGTTCAGCCGCGCCCTGGTGATGGAGGACTACACCTATCGGATCTTCGAGAACGACGCCACGCCAGGCGGGATCATCGAATATGCCGCCAAGGTGAAGACCCTCGAAGACGCCGAGTTCCTGCGCGAAAAGTGGCAGCGTTTGTTCGGCGGACGCAATCGCAACAAGGTCGGCGTGATCGACGATGGCGGTAAGTTCGTACCGACGCCGCTCGACAACAAGGCGGCGCAATTCATCGAGACCTACAAAGAGGTGGCGCTGTCGATCTGCCGGCTGTGGCGGATGCAGCCGCACAAGATCGGGCTGCTCGACAAGGCCGCATTCTCCAATATCGAGCAGCAGGCGCTCGAATTCGTCACCGACACGCTGATGCCCTGGATCGTGATGTGGGAACAGGCAATCAAGCGCGATCTGCTGAGCCAGCCAAACCTTTATGCCCATCACAACGTCGCCGGCCTCCTGCGCGGCGATCTGAAGAGCCGCTATGAGAGCTATGCGCAGGCCCGGAACTGGGGCTGGCTGAGCGTCGACGATATCCGCCGGCTGGAGAACATGAACCCGCTGCCGAACGGTCTGGGCACGACCTATCTGGAACCGCTGAACATGGTGCCGGCCGGCACAGACCGCAGGCAACTGCAGCAGCGCCAGACGCAGCCGCAGCCCGGCAGCGCGCTTACCATCGCCCTCGAAAACTATCTCGGCCGCCGTCTGCTGGCCGCCCCCGGAGAATAGGCTTCAGCCTCTCCTACCGCTTCGCTACTTGAGGACAAAATGCGATATCTACGCCTGTTGAGCTGGGTGGCCGGTGCCGCTTGGGCGATCGAGCCTGCCAAGGCGCAAGTCATCCTCGATGTGCTGGTGAGCCGCGCGACCGGCGCCGCGCGCGCCGATGACGATGATGTCATCTGGCGCATGAGCGAGGCGGCCGAGCGTCGCCGCGATGAGCCGCGGGAAGGCATCGCCGTCGTGCCGGTGACGGGCGTGATCTCGCCGCGAGTGCACGATGTGGAAGGTCTCTCGACCGGCGGCGGCATGTCCGCGGAAGATTTTGCCGCGGCGATGCGCCAGCTCGCCGCAGATCCGGCGGTCAAGGGCGCCGTCCTCGATATCGACAGCCCCGGCGGCAACGTGCTCGGCGTCCCGGAGGCGGTCGGGGCCATCCGCGACTTCCAGGCCGCCGGAAAGCCCGTTTCCGCTGTCGCCTATCATTGGGCCGCCAGCGCCGCCTACTGGCTTGCCTCCGCCGCCGACGACGAACTGGTGGTGACGCCGTCCGGCGAGGTCGGTTCGATCGGCGTCTATGTCTATCACGAGGACATCTCCAAGCGCCTCGACATGCTCGGCGTCAAGCCGACGCTGATCAAGGCCGGCGCCAACAAGGCAGAAGGCCATCCGGCTTTTCCGCTGGGCGAGGAGGCCGCCGCTCACGTCCAGGCCCGTGTCGACGATTATTACGCGATGTTCGTGAAGGACGTCGCCAAGGGCCGCGGCGTACCGGCCGCAACCGTGCGCGAGAGCTTCGGCGGCGGCCGCATGGTCGGCGCGCAAGCGGCCGTCAGCCTCGGCATGGCCGACCGCGTCGGCTCTCTCGCCGAAACTGTCAAGCGGATGCAGCGCAAGGCGGGCAGGCCTGCCCGCGCCGCCTCCGCCAGCGTAGACCTGCGTCGCCGCCGCCTGGCGGTCATTTAACCGAAAGGAACCCAGATGAAGCATTTGATGGCACTGCGCCAGCGCCAGGCCGAGCTGCAGAACCGCGGCAAGGCGCTGCTCGATCTCGCCGAGAAGGAAGGCCGCGAGCTTTCCCAGGCCGAAGACCACGAGTTGACCCGGATTGAAGCCGACCTGGAGCAGGTCAAGGTGGAAATCGCCGCCGCCGAGAAAGCGGCCGACCGCCGCCGCGCTTTCAGCGATGCTCCCGCCGCGGCCTTGCCCGGAGATCCCGGCGGCTCGCGCATCCAGGTCGGCGACGACCGCTCGACGCTCGATCCGCGCGCCGGCTTCAACTCCTATGTCGAGTTCGCCCGCGCCGTCATGCGGGCCTCGCCCGGCCATCCGAGCTTCGCCATCGATCCGCGTCTTGCCCCGAACGCCGCGCTCACCGGCTCGGCGCATCGCGAGGCCGGTCAGGACGGCTATCTGGTGCCGGCCGAATATCGCGACCGGATCTGGGAGCGGATGGAGTCCGGCGACGGTCTGATCAATGAGATCGACCTTGAGCCGACCAGCTCCAACGCCGTCAACGATACGGTCGATGAGAGCACGCAATGGGGCTCGACCGGCATCAAGGCGTTCTGGCGCTCCGAGGGGCAGGCGATGACCCGCACGCGGCAGAACATCAAGCCGCGCTCGATCATGCTCCATGAGCTTTACGCCTTCTGCGAGGCGACGGACGAGCTGCTGGAGGACGCGCCGCGGCTGGAGGCTCGCCTCACGGACAAATCCGCCCAGGCGATCAGTTACCGCCTCGACGAGGCGATCTTCGAGGGCGACGGAAACGGCAAGCCGCTCGGCTTCATGAATTCGGCGGCGCTCGTGACGGTGGCGAAGGAACCCTCGCAGGCGGCCGCCGGCGTCGTGCCGCTCAACCTCGCCAATATGTTCTCGCGCTTGCTGAGCGAGGCGGTCGCGAACGCCTCATGGTGGATCAACAGCGACGTGATCCCGCAGCTCCTGACGCTGCAACTCGGCGATCAGCCGATCTGGACGCCGCCGGCGACCGGCTTCCAGAATGCGCCCGGCGGAATTCTGTTCGGGCGTCCGGTCCGCTTCTCACGGCACTGCAAAACCATGGGCGCCAAGGGCGACATCGTGCTGATGGACCCGCGCGGCTATTACGGTCTTCGCAAGGGCGAGATCAAATCGGCGTCCTCGATCCATCTCTATTTCGACTTCGGAGCCACCGCCTTCCGGCACACCTTCCGCTTCGGCGGCCAGCCGCATCTCTCGGCGCCGGTCTTGCCGAAGAACGGCTCGGCCACGCAGTCGCACTTCGTCACCTTGGCGACCCGTCCGTAAGGGCGCGCCGCCAGATCCCAATAGCGCCGCGCGAATGCGGCGCTCCAATCCTCTCCATCGGAGCCCGACCCATGAACGCACCCAACATCAAGCCTTCAGATCGCGTCGCCATCCTGGCCGCGATCGACCCGGACGCCGCTTCGGCCGGTGCCGTCAATTCCGCCTGGATCGACGTCACCAACTGGCAAAATCTCATGGCCATCGTCATGGCCGGCGATCTCGGCGCGTCCGCGACGCTCAATGCAAAGCTTGAGCAGGCGACCTCGGCCGCAGGCGCCGGCGCCAAGGACGTCACCGGCAAGGCGATCGCCCAGCTCACCCAGGCCGGCGCCGGCAGCGACAAGCAGGCGATCATCAACTGCTCGCAATACGATCTCGACTTCAACAATGGTTTCAAGTTCGTGCGGCTCAGCATGACCGTGGCCACCGCCGCCAGCGAGATCGCGGGCCTCCTGCTCGGCTTCGACCCGCGTTACAATGTGGCCTCAGACAACGATGCCGCGGCGGTCGCCGAAATCGTCGGCTAAATCGGTCAAAGAAGCGATCCGGCAAGCGTCGTCATCCGTCTAAACGAGTACTTCCCCGCGGGCGTCGCCGCCCCCCGAACGGTTTCCCCCGGCCGAGGCGACGCCCGCCCCCCCCCTCTTAATTGGTCATCCCGCATGTGGCTCAATCAAACTGCGGCTCCAACAGGCGCTCCGATCACGCTCGCCGAGGCCAAGGCGCATCTCCTCCCCGATAGCGACGATGACGATGCGCTGAT